CTCAGCGAATGCCTCTCTATGGATCGGCATTCAGGTCCGAAACATAGAATCGCTTTCGCATTTTGTTATATCGAACTCACGTTATTTTATAGAGTTCGAACAGGAATCCAATGGAGATATATTTCTCCGATGTTCGGTTCTAAATCAACATTAAACATTACATAAAAGATTTTACGAATTGGTTCGGCCGGAGTATTTGATAAAATTGAAAAAGAAGCATTAAAACTTTATGAGCGCTCTGTTAAAATTAGAACGATGACATCAGGTGGTGCTTCGCAAGAGCTCTCAAAGGGGCTTGCACGGGTCCGAACCCGATGGATCGCGGCAAAAGAATTATTTAAAGGCATATTCTCGTAGATCGGCGTGGAGCACCTGCAGCTTTTATAATCGCTCCGGCTGGAACTCATGATTAAAAATTAATATTTAATAATTTATAAATTATAAATATATAAAACCGGAGATTGTTTCATCAGATAAATATTATTCTAACAATGCGATTAAGAATAAATTAAAAAAGAGGAATATTCAGTATCGAATTCCAAATAAAAAGAATACGATAAATCCTGAATGGATTACTCCTTTACTGATCCCTATGAAATAGAGTGCCGTTAATTCGAGTAGTAAATCCCGCGTTTAGACGCAGAATTTTTCTATTACGTAGAGATGAGTAAAACCTTTTAGATGAACAGTCGAACGTACTCTTGCTTTGGCTCAATGCGTTTAGAGCCATAAAAACTTGTTGGGAATTCAAGGAAAAAAATTACTTCGCTTTTTGCATAGTAGCATGTTCGATTATTCTTTTCAGGATGGCTAACGATAGTTTTAGGACAAACTCTTAAAATGTGCCGACAACTTTGCGATTCCTTGTCGTTGACCGTATCAAAATGTTGAATGCGGCAGTGAAGAAATTGTACGATCGAAGTTCGTTTAATTTTCCGAAGTTTTTTCCAACCAATAATAGAAAACTGGAAGAATCACCAGAGTTAATAATGTGGAAGATACGATTCCTCCGATCACTACGGTTGCCAGAGGTTTTTGCACTTCCGATCCGAGCCCGTAGCCGAATGCCATTGGTAGGAATCCGAAAGACGCTACAAGCGCCGTCATGATTACGGGGCGAATTCTGCTCGTGGCTCCTTTTAAAACCGCTTCTTTTAGGGGAATGTTCTTTTCTTCGCGAATCCTGTGAATCGTATCCAATTTGACGAGCCCGTTTAGCACGGAGATTCCGCATAACGCGATACATCCCACGAAAGCGGAGACGCTTAAATTCATCCCTCTTAAAAAGAGAAACCAAATTCCTCCGGTTAGTGCAAAAGGAACGCAAAAGAATACGAGTAAGGCTTGACGAACCGATTTCAAACCTAGATATAGAACTACGAAAATCATCAAAAATGTACTAGGGAGTATGATAGATAATTTCTCTTTCGCCTTCGAAAGATTTTCAATCTGCCCGCCCCAGAACACGGAATAACCCTGAGGGATATTCATATTTGAAATCTTATCTTTCGCTTCAGAATAGAATCCCTCTAAATCTCTTCCGCGTAGATTCACCGAAACCGCCACAAATCTTCTGGATTTATTTCTGGAAATGGTCATGATTCTTTCTTTTTTTTCTATAGAAGCCAGAAGTTTAATCGGAATCATTCCTCCGTCTTGTGTTCCCACTCCTATATTCGATATTTCGGATTCGCGATTTCTGAATTCTTCGGAGAGTCGGATTTTAATCGGAAACCGAACTTCCTCTTCGTAGTATCCTCCCAATTCGAATCCGCTCATAGACGCCTCGACTACGTTGTTGAATAAAGGAAGAGATATATTATAATACTTTAATCTAGATTGATCGGGAATGATATCGATCACCGTGGATTTCCGAAGAGCCATGATCGGATCGAGTTCCACTTCCGCTGCTCCCGGAATCTTATGCAGATTTTCTTTCAAAGAATTTTGTAAATCTAAGAGAATATTTAGGTCCTTTCCGAGAATTCTTACGCTGATATCCGCTCTACTTCCTTCCAGAAGTTCGTTGAATCTTGCTTCCAGAGGTTGGCTGAGAGTCAGTTCCGATCTTGGATAATTTTCTTGAACTTTTTTGTGGATTCGGTTTAAAAAATTCTCCCAATTTTTTTCCTTTAACAGATCTTCCAAAGATTCTTTTTTAAGAATGATAAACGTGTCGGCGTTGAAGGTTCCCATCGGGTCGTTTGCTACGGAACTGGTTCCGATTCTGGAGAACACGCTCTGAATCTCTGGCATTTGCATTAGGATTTTTTCCACTTCCTTTTGTTCCTTCAAACTTTCCTCTATACTGATATTTCCTTCTCTCACGATTACGAGCATCAAATCTCCCTCCATCAATTTCGGAAGAAAAACCGTTCCCATTCTGGAATAGATGAATAGAGTAAGCAGGAAAAACGCGATGGATCCGATTACAATCGGTTTCGGTTTATTTAATAGGATCGAAAGATATGTTTCATACAACGTTACAATTTTACTTTTTTTTATCTCTCGGTTTGGGATATGTTTTGTTGGGGTAATAAAAAAGAACAACAAAGGAGGGAGAAAAAACACCGCCAAAATCAAACTAAAACCCAATGCTAGAAGAACGGTTTGGGCCATCGGACGAAACATCTTTCCTGATATTCCGTCTAACGTTATAATTGGAACATATACGAGCATAATGACTACGATTCCGAAAGAGACGGGCTTTAAAACTTCCAAAGACGCGTTCAGGATCGTTTTAATCTTCTCTTCTCGATTGACAATGGAGTTCCTTTCAAATCGTATTAGGACGTTTTCGGTAATTACGATGGAGGCGTCCACAAGGAGGCCAAAATCGATTGCTCCTAGACTCATTAGGTTCGCGGAAATTCCGAAAACCCTCATAAAAATCGCAGTCAAAAGCATCGATCCCGGAATGATCGTCGCAACAATGATCGACGCCCTTATGTTGAAAAGAATGAAACATAAGGTCAAAATTACTAGGATTGCGCCTTCGGAAAGATTTTTAGTAACGGTTTGAATTGTGGAATGGATTAGAAACGATCTTTCTAGAAGAATTCTGACTTGTACGTCCTCCGGGAGATCTAAACGGAGCACGGCTCGGTTCAGGTCCGCATTGATTTGATAACTGTTTTCTCCCCGCAACATCATAGCGGTTCCTAAAACGATTTCTTTTCCTTCGGAACTTGCTCCGCCTAATCTCTGTTTGCCGTGTTCCTTTACCTGCGCTATATCGGAAACTCGGATCGGCGAGCCGGTGAGAGTACGACGAACCGTAATCTCGGATAAAGAGTTTAAGTTTTTCTTAATTCCATACGCTCTAACGATGGAGAGTTTGCCTTCGTTTTCGATAAAGCCTCCCCCGAAACTTTCTCCGATCGTAGATAATTCTCCGATCAATTGATCGATCGTGATTCCCAGAGTTCGCATTTTGGAAGGATTTAGATCGATATGAATTTCTTTTTCGTACCCTCCGTTGGAATCCACTTCTACGATTCCGGGCACAAGAGATTTTAACTGAGGACGAACCATATAATCCTGTACGGTTCTCAAGTAAAGCAAACGATCCTTTTCCGGGAGAAACGTTAGGCGGCTTCCCGGTTTTGCTTCCACGGTATAAAAGAGAATTTCCCCGAGTCCGGTTGTGTTCGGAACGATCGTGGGAACGATTCCTTTCGGAAGTTTTTCTTTAGCGCTTGTGATTCTCTCTAAAACCATACTTCTGGCTTGATAGATATCCGTGCCTTCCTTGAAAATCAAAGATATATTAGAAAGTCCGAATTTAGATATGGAACGAACGTCGATCAGATTCGGCATCCCCATCAGTTCTGTTTCAAGAGGAAATGTGATTACCTTTTCGATTTGCTCCGGATCCAAGGAACCCGTTTTGACGGTTACGATTACCTGCGTGTTCGTAATGTCGGGAACCGCGTCGATCGGAACTTCGTTTAAAGTAAAAAAAGAATATGTAAATAAAAATAATGCGGTTCCAACGGAGAGGATCGGATTATTTAAGCTGATATTCAAAAGTTTGGACAGCATATTGAAACGTTCCTATGATTTCTTTTTCGTTCGTGATATATAGTAGGTTGAGTAGCGCTTCGAGGTGGGCGATTTGTGCGTCCAATATCGCGTGATGAGTTTCGTGAAGTTGGTTTTCCAATTCCAGATAACTCAACATTAAAATTCTCCCTTTTTTAAATTCCACGTCTGCGTAGATCAGATCTTTTTCTATTTCGTCTAACTTTGACAAATTGAAAAGTTTAAGATTGGTCTTGGACTGTTCGTAATCTAAAAAGGCTTGTTTAAAGGCGGTCTTTACGAGGTTTTCCTGATGATGAAAAATCCCCTGCTTGGATTTTACGTTGACCTCGGCAGCCGAAATCTTATTTTGAAATTGATCCCATACTGGAACTCTAAACTTAAGACCGAAGTCGTAAAATCGGTTAGAGACCCCCGACCGGTCTTCTCCTACTTGACTGACGATGGAGTAGTCCGGATATTTTTCCAAGTTCGCGAGATTGAGTTCCGTCTTTGCCTTTTCTATTTCTTCTTTGGCCGCCATGAGAATCAGATTTTGCGAAAGCGCTTTGATTTGAAGTTCGTCGAAATTAAACTTCACTCCTTCCGAAAAAAAAGGGATTCGAAACGAGGGAACCGATTCGAGCATAAGATATAAATTCATAGCCTCGTATTGTTTATGCGAATCCAATTCGAGATCGTTGAAATGTTTTCGCAGAGCCAAAATTTTTCTTTGAATGATAAATAGATCCGTCTTTGCCTGCGGGGTTATGAAAGGTCTGGCGCGGATATAACTTTCCAAGATCGATAATCTTTTAAGACGTTCCTTGACGTGATTTCTTTTACCAACGGAAACTAAATAACGATAAGTGAACTTAAGAGCGTTGAAGCGAATCGAATTGTTTGCTTCCGCGAGTTGAATCTCCTTAATTTTGGAATCGTTATCCACTAAAAGCTGGCGCAGTTCCTTACGGCCCGGAAAGTATATGGGTTGTTCGAACTGAAGCGCATATTCCGCTCCGCTTTCGTTGGCCGCATTTCTTCGACCGTAATCCAGAGTCAAAAAAGGATTTTGAGTTTTTCCCTGTTGTTTGCGCTGATAAAAAAGCGATTCCAAATCCGCATTCAGGGAAAGAAGTAACGGAGAATTTTTCTCCGCCAAGTCAAGAATAGTCCGAATGTCCAATTCGGAATAAGCTTCGGATCGAATCGGAGCGACTAAAATAACGGTAAGAATTACGAAACGTTCCAAAACGGATCCGGCCCAAAAAATATTTTTTGTCCGGTTCGATACTAGTTTAAAAAAACGGAATATGCTTTCGGGAGTTTTACTCCGTTTCGTCTGCATAGTTTACCTCGTATTTGAGTCCCTTAGGTATTTGCGCGCAACACTGAAAAGCGAAATGCGCACTAACTCCTAAACTGAAGGAAGTTTACTTTTATAAAACTCTTTTTGCAAACACATAAGGAAATCCTGAAAGACCGCGAGCATCAGTAGTTTTTCCTGTTCGTGGTGTTCCGTTACCAGAGGCATCGGCGATCGGATCTAATACAACAACAGCGGAGTTACCGATCAAGCTCGTTCCTGAACCTGAATAATTGTCCGGATGAATCAAATCAGCGGATTGCGAGGAACTCGCATGACGGTGACCCTGAAATCGATCCCGTCGTCTCAATCCACCTATCCAATCAGAATTCGAATCCATAACAGCGACGAACCCGCGCCCCTGCATTGCAAAATGTCGAACTTGTGTAGTCACAGTTGTTCCGGGAACAACATCCGGAACGCGATGTTTGTAAAATCTCAATTTCACACCTGAAAGAGATCCACTCGAATTAGATGCTGAACAGGAGAAGGAAATCGTTCTACTTGCTGACGAAAGAGTAGTCATGGAGAGAGTTGAGTTGGCAGGGATCGCACCGATAGCCTGTAAAAGCGTGCCAGTCATCCAATTTGTAAAGGATCCATGAACAAGGTTATCCTCGACGAGCGCATCGATCATCTTTTGACAAGACGTAGTATTGGCAAAGGTCACGGTAAGAACGTTACTAACAATCGTATAGCTAGTTGCATCAAAATCCGTTACGTTTGTCCCGAGTGGATCATATCTAAAGGGCTTATTTAGCCAGAGAGTCACGAGATCGGGCATTCCTCCGGAACCGGTCGAATTGATAACCTGATCAGGATTCGCGAGGCAAAAAGCAGGAAAATCGATAGAAGGTGTTTTGATATCGTCCATCCAAAACATTTCTCCAACGAACTTTCTTTCCTGCTTGAATGTAAGATCCGTGAAGTTTTTAAAGAAGAGATAGACCTGATTGATTCCTTTTACCAATTTCAGAGGATTGTTCACATCCGGATTTATACCTGCAATAATATCGGCGTGAAGCTCTGTAACCTTTCCCGTTTTGATTTCAGCATCAAGTTTTGAATCGGTAATTATAGAATCTTTGAGGTTGTGACCTTGTAGTCCCCGGTAGGCGCGAAGATCATTTCCGAGTGTCACGACACCGGCACCGTTTGACGTAATCGCTCTTAGGGGGACGTCGCCCGAAACTAAGGCGCCTTGTCTTGCAATGATCTCGAAGGAATTTGATTTCCAGATAACAGGACCATCACTTGGCATATTGGAAGGACTGGTATATTCTGTTTCTAAAAACTTATGCCGTGCTACAATCGTGCAAGTCGTATTATTTGGAACGACGATATTCGCGGTTGCCGGAATTTGGATTCTCTTTCCTTCGTCATCGTAAGCAATGAGCGTGTCGATCAGATCAACGTGATTTGAACCTGAACCGACAACGATTGAACCACCACACTCAACGCCTGTTCCAAAATGATCCATATCTCGAGTTATGATTTCAGTCGATTTGGATTCTTGTTCTTGTTTCCAATCTTCCGGAAATACGCGTTTGTTTACTGTTGGGAATTGAATACCTGAAAGTTTATCCATTGTTTTGGTCTCCGCAAGTTGGGAATGCGATTACGATTGATTCGAGCTCGCTATAAAGAATTGTTGGATTTGTTTTTGTGTTGTTTTCGATCTGCGAGATCAGATCTCGTTTAATCCTCTTACAATTTCCGTTGAATAATTCATATGCGTTTGCACGTTCGATGATTCTATTTGCAAGTTCCGTGATGTCATCAATCTGATCGGTTTTTGATTCTGCAACAAGCGCAATATAATCCGGTTTATGTAATTCTTTAACATTATCAGGATAAGTGATCCAATTCTTGGCCTGTGGCGTGATGATCGGCCAAGACAATGGTTCATGTTTCGGATATTTCGAAAGAACCGATTCTATTGCTTCATCAAATTTCAGATTGATCTGATCGATTTTCTTCAGTTTGTATTGTGGAATCGAAAGCAAACCCGATTTCATAAGCTCCAAATCATTCTGAGGTATGAGTTCATTTTCTGACACTTTCATTCCAGAAGGGACCGAATAGATTCCTTTCTCCGCTTGTTCTTCAAGAGAAAGTTTTATCAGATTACAACCGACAAGTTTAAATCCAGTAGGAGGAAAGGTATCACCAATCTGAATTTTCTTTTGTTCATCTTCAGATTTACCGCGATTTTGAAGTTCAACATCAAGACGTAGTTGATCTTCCATTGAGGCAGGATGTTCTTCCAGCGAGGTGGAAGAATAGACAAAAACCTTCTGCATAATTGCTCCTAAACTTGGAGCGGTCGAGTAGTTGAGGCGATTTGAATCGCTTTATATTTAGAAAATCGAATATTCACGAACCTTTTCGGCTCGCCTTGTATGGAATTTCCCGATTAAAGTGCCTCCCATCACAAACGGATCAAAAGTTCCTTGATCTTCCCAAAGTTCAGGAACATTTCCACCCACATTTACGTTATCCATTGCATTTCTCAATCCATTTCTGTCAAAGGAATCCTGAAGTTTCGGAAAAAGAAAACGATAACGATGGAGAATATATTTCCGGCTGATCATTCGAAGGCTCGTCGGTCCTCCCATAAAAAAACCGCTCTTTCCTTCTTCTGAGGAATAGATTTTCAGGTAAGAAATTTGATCAGATGAAAGTCCGGTAGCGTATTGAAGGATTTGTCTTTTGGTAGCGACTGTTGGTTCAGCCATTTTGAAAAGTTTTGCGAGAAGGAGACGGTTCCGATATGAATCGTCCGATTCGCCGGGACGCTTATCCATTCCGTAGCGAACTCCCCATAGGGCGAGACCTAACGTGTCAGAGGTTTCGAGCCAAAATTGACGGTATAACCAGTTGAGACGAGACGCTCTTTCTTCTAAGATCGATAGGATGGATTTTAACCCTCTATACCACAGACTCGAAGTTCCTTGTCTTTTAATAAGAGACCTTAGATTATTCCAAACATAGGAGTCGAATTCAAAAGAGAAACGGTCAGGCATAGACCGTTCCTAAAACTTGAAAACTCGGTCCTGCACTCGCAAGAGATCCGGGTGGAACATCGACGTTTCCAAGTGGATTGAAATCGACTTCGATACAATTTGGAAGTGCTTGATACATGCTTTTGAGTTGAGCGTCGATAAAGTCCTGCCCTTCAGTAAGGGAAAGGAAATATTCATCTTTTATCTGATCGAGGATACTTTGGGAAGGAATCGTATCCGCAGAAGAAAACTTGACGGTTACCGTTTTGTTTATCACCGTTTCATTGATATTCTCAACCAGAACGTGAGCAACACCGCCGGGATCGTTCTCTTCAGAATCGAAATGGATTTGAACCTGATTCAGTTGAGAAGGAGATAAGGTGCCAACGGATCCTTGTAGAAGAATCTTCACTTCTCCGTCAGTCCCTAAGAGTTTTGCACTTTTGAAGATTGCTCGTTTCACGAATGCGAAACTTTCAGCTTCGGAAAGATACCAAGCAGGCGTCCATTTTGAAGAAACTCCTTCCGCAGTCTTCAATCTTGCACGTACGGAAGTGATCGTTTCTCTAAACTGACCTTGTTGAACCGGATCCGATTCAAGATTGATCACATAATCAATTCCTTCGGGAGGACTATCGATATTTGCGATCGAACCGGGAACCACGTTTCCGATCGGGCCTTCAACGGTGCATTGTGCGAAGGCTTCTACGGTAAACTTACCTTGAGCATCCGCTACGATTCCAGCCGGAAGTTTTACCGCGTCCTGGATGAAGAATCGAACACGTTGCGCTTCATTCCCGAGTGTAGTAAGAATGAGTGTTTGAGGAATATCCCGATCGATGAGTGGTTGAGTCGAAGATCCGATTCTTACCTTGACGATTGCAGGAAGAGCTTTTTTCCATTCCATTCCACGACGAATCAAGTGCTCGTGGAGGTCTTGTTCCTCGGCTGTATGCGGATGAATTGCTTTTTGAATCGAAACCAAATCCGAATCGATGAAAAGAAATACTGCGTTTGATACCGCTCTTACGAGAGAGAAAGTTTTGGAAAGAGGACTAAAGGCATGGTTCTTAAAAACTCCAGACGCTTTAATCGTCTGAATGTGATCGGAAAGAACTTGAACCTTTGTAACATTCAAATTCAAGGTCCAACTCCTGGAAAAGAATCTACAAATTGAACAGTAAAATCGGTGGCGTTCGAGTCTATCTGCACTCGGAAATCCGGAAATGATTTTACAATCTGCCACTCTCCACATTGAGAAGGAACGTGAGTTACAGTTTGGACTCGAAGATCAGATGCGGAGCTCACGGAACGAACGCGTATGTCAGGCATGGAGGAAACGAATTGAATTCGTCCGAAAAGTTTCTTACCCTTGAACGTACAATCTGATACCGCACTTTCTGAATATGCGAAATTCGGAATCAAAAGAAGGAGTAATAATATTCTATACATCGTTTACCTCATCAAAAGCTTACTGACCGTTTCGCCGGTAGTCAATCGAAAACTTACTATCAAATTGTTCTCAGAATTTAGATCCACAACCAAACTGGAGGTTTCAATAAAAGGATGTAAGCTGAGAATTCTTTCCGCATCCCGGAGTCTGGCCGCCTGATCTGCATATTCCGATGAGTTCATAACGGCTCTTTGTTTTGAATAGATTTCTGGGTAATCAATGTCGTCAGCGACTTGCATTTCGAACATTTCCCGAATTTCCGAAAGAACAATACGTACAGAATCCGAATCAGTTTGTAGATCATCATTTGCCGGATCTAAAACCAAATCTCCGAATTGTTCTGGATCATTTCTAAAATCTAACATTAGGTTCCCGCCTTTGGTTTCAAAGAAACGGACGGTCCGACAGGCGTATCGGTATAATCGGTTAAGTGAGTTGAAAGACCAACGGACGCCGGTGTTTGCGCGAAAGCAGTGATTTCTTGTTTTGCGTCGATCTTTCCGGTCGTTTTGAAATTTCCTTCTTGATCGATGTCGCCCTTAATTTTGAGTTTATTCACTCCAAGATCGAGTGTAAGACCAGTATCATCGATCGTAACTTTAATCAGATTTTTGTAATTTACAAATGCCTTAGTTTCTGAGACTTCTATTTCCACTTGATCAGCCACTTTCGTTTTAATAGAATCAATCTTCTCGAATGCAAATGCAGTGTATCTCTCCGTCATGTTATCACGAGCTACGAGTAGACATTTGGATCCGACCATCGGAACAACCGGCTCAGTCCACGTTACGTCTGAAATAAAATCGTCTTTGATTTTTACCTTCAAAGTTTTCATGATCTTGTTCACAGATTCTATAGTCCCGGATTTTGGGAAATACATGGGGAAACCGATTTTCCAGGCTTGAACGATAGCGGAGATCATTGTTCTACCTTCGATCATGGTTGCGGACCTATATAATCGTTTCGGAATTTGCTTTCGTTCTTAGCCGGTTTCGCGGAACCCTTCTTGGGAGGTTCATAGAAAAATCCCGGATGAATTTCTTGTCTATATCCGTTTATACTAAAGGTTTTGATTACTCGATTTACAAAGGTCTTCGCAGAGCGCGAGGAATCTTCCGGATCCTGTACGTCGATGACTTGAGAATGCGTTACAGAGGGATAACCAAACGTAAGAAACTTTCCGTTGAAACCAGAGCCGCAGTGTTCCAAAAACAATTCTTGCGCTCTTTTCGTTGCTCCACCGCTATCAAGTCCATCGACTTCAAAATATAATGGCTCTCCACTTCCGTAACTTCCTTGGTAGGTAGTGCCGGTCTTTGGATCCTCACCACGGACTATGACTTTGATTTCCTTCTTTTCCCTTGGAGTAAGCTCATCTTGAATTATGTTGTGCCCAAAACGAAAAATAGGAAACGATCCGGAAGGATTTGTAGAACCGGATCCGGATTGTTTTTGACTTTTGACCGCCTTTTTGTCCTTCGTTTTAGTAAAAAGGTTCGGATGGACGAATGCTTTTTGAACTACTAACTTCCAATCAAAAAAGAATACATCAACTCCACATGTCCTTTTAAGTTCAGAAAGTGCGTATCGAGCGGACTTGTTTGCACAATTGATACTCACAATATTCTTAATGTCTTGATCTCGAACTAAAATTGTAACATCAGATTTAATTTGAGGATGGATGCAATCATTCAGGAATGATAATATAGGTTGATTAACATAATTCCTTGTCATCTTTTTTCTTTGGCAAAAGAAAAACGGATCTACACATTTGAGCTCAAGAGGAACTGTTGGGCTCACTTCCAATACATAGCCATTGAATTCTGGAATCAATCCGTATTGAGTATATCCTGCCTTCCAAGTCACTTTCGAATATTTCTGAATCGTATCTTTTTTCAGATTCTTGTATTTAGGTAACTTTATCGTTAGAATGTCCGTTGGAATTTCACGAGAAGATTCAAAAACAACTTCAGTGACAGCAGGAAATTTAATCCCGCCGATATTCAATTCTTGATCTAATACGAACACTACGATATTCTCCTCTGTGCGTTTAGAAGATCGTTCTTTGTTACAAGAGCTGAAATAAATAGATCCACTCCGATGTTTTCATACGGTTGGATGTTATCGTTTTCTTGTCGGATCCTTCCAGAAAAATGTTCAGTGCCATAATAAAGAAGACTTAAAGATTCGTAGGTATCACCGGAAACAATTGTGTGAAATACATCTTCCGTTCTCGGATCCGGAATCTCGATTTGAATTCCCGCCTCTAAATTCTTCCAGTCAAGAATCTGAGGATTGTTATCTAAAATCAGTCTCCAAAATTCCCAGTTACCAAAAAAACGAGAGGACAATCTCTGTAACGTATCACTTGATTTCAAAACGTAGAATGAACTCATAACGTAGACTCCACGATTGAACTTTTTGAATCCAGAGATGCAAGATCCAAGTCATATTCTTCATCCGAAACGAACACAATGGTAATCGGTTGGTTATATTGGATTGGTGAATTCGGAATTTGAAATGATTTGCATACTACGTTTTTAATACCGTATGCTTTGAGCATTGCGTGTGTGACAGACAATGTTTCTTTACTTTCCCAAATATCTTTGAGTTCTTTCATTTTCTGAATCATAGTCTTAACGAGCGGATTTGAAGGAGCCGCAAGAAGACCAGCACCGTAGACGGCAGCCAGGACTACAAATTCAACCGTAATATTCCAATCATCGTATCCAGTGAGTTCTTTCACGGTTCCTTTCTTTCCCGGAATCGGTGTGAACTGAATTCGCTTTTCTTGCCGACACGTGATTTTAGTCGCCGATGGAAACTCGTATTCATTGGCTGTATCGCTTACGAGAAGCCTATCTGTATCACCGGTGATGATCTCCGGTGGGATGTAACCGGCTGGAGCGGCGGGTGGAGTGATTCCTCCTATCATACAACTGCCTCCTCAAATCGATCGAGTTCGCTAAACAAAGCGTCAGTGAGAATTTCTCCGATACGACCTTTATTCTCTCGACCTTCAGTCAAAAGCTGACCAATCAAAGATCCGATGTTCACATTATACGTGGGTTTCTGGCGACCTGGCAGTAGGTCTTCTGATTCTGAATCTTCCGCCGCGCGTCGCAGTATCCCTTTAGAATCAGGTGTGATTGCGGAATTAAAACGTGACATTATTGGAGAAATTCGTGAAGTTTCAGATTCGATACCTGACGCGTATGTTGAAACAAAAGATTTTCCGAAATTGCTTGTTTTGGATAGCGGACCTTCTTTTGCGTCGGATTGATTTACTGTTGGGACAATGCCTTTGGTCCAAAAGGATTCCATACCTTTTTTCATCGTATTCACACTTGAAAGAACTCCATCTTTAACAGTGTCGACAAACTTAATTCCGTAATTTTTAGCTGAATCTAACTTTTGATCAAACGCACTGGCTACATCATTCATAGTTGTAGATAGGTAATTCTTTCTCTGTTTCATTCCCAGTGCGAAAGTATCCACAAACGCTGAACCGGAACCGGTTAAGTTTGAGAGTGGACCTTCTTCCGCATTGGAATGCGGAAGGAATCTTCCGATCATAGAAAGGACGTTCTTCAATGGATCCAAAACTAAATTGGCACCGGACAGAATTCCTTCACCGAAAGCACTGAGAAGCCCAAGGCCTGCGGTCTTTGCAGAATCCGGGATCGCTTTCCAGAAGGATGCAAATTTTGCCAGAATCGTCGGACCAATTGAAAGAATTCCATTCCAAATTGAATTCCAGACCATCGTAATTCCCGACCAAATAACAGAAAGCACGTTCACGAATCCGGTCCAGAGAGCTATGATTTTTTCATAAACCGAAGTTGCGGTTAAGTAGATATCGTCCCAATAATGATAAACGATTGCGGCTAACGCGGCTATGGGAGCGAGAGGCATAAAAATCAAGCCGAGCACAACTGCGACCAATCCCTTCGCCCAGTCCGGTATTCCGGACCAACCCGCTTTGATCTTTTCCCATCCGGAACCGAGTAAGCCCTTGAATTGATTCCATTTTTCTGATATACTTGAAAGAGCGCTTACTCCGATACCTTTGATTTCACTCCAATATGTGATCAGTAGAGCAAGACCGGCGATGGCTCCAACCACTCCAAGAATAACCCAGCCGAATGGGTTTGAAATCAATCCGATGTTAACCGCTACCATGAACGCGGTATAAGCACCTTTTAGAAGAAGGAACCCACCGACTCCAAGAAGCGCGGCTGTACTGATCATCAAGAAGGTTCCTGCGAATTCTGCAAGTTTAGGTCGTTCTTTCAGAAAATCATTTACGATTTGAATTCCATCCGCTAAAACTCCAAACATAGTTCTTAGTCCTGAGTTTTCGACACCCTTTCCAAGAATCTTTTGAAAGTTCTCCCAACCTTCACCCACTCGTTTTACCTGAGTGGACATCGCTTCCAGATTTGCTTTTTTTGCGATATCGAGAAAACTATAATCCCCGTTACGACTAAGTTCTACGATTTGCGTAATATCTTTTTTGAGTGTGTCCGTTTTTGGCAGAAGAGCATTGATAAATTGAACAGCTTCATCGGTGCCAAAGGCTTTTTTGAGAACGTCGGATTCTTTTAAATCGAGAGAGTCCCCATATTTCTTTCTGACTTCCCCGAGAAGATCAGCCGTATCTTTTAATTTGCCGTTTGATTGATACGCATTCAGTCCGAGTTTTGTAAATCCTTCTCCGACATTTGTTAAAAAGGCTCGGTAAGAAGTTCCGGCGGTGCCGGGTTGCATAGAGTTCAAAAGCGTTCCGAGGACAGCGGACTGTTCCTCTAAGGAAATTTTTAACGATGCGGCTTTAGAACCGATCGACTCCATCGCTTGTTGAATCGTTTGACCATCGGCTCGATAAACGTTCGATGCCCATGCGATATCGTTCGCCAAGTTCTTACCGAACTGAACGTTATCCATGTCCGCGTAGAGGTGTTTAAATTGGTGGTAGGCCATCCCGAAGAGTTTGGACATCTCTTCGAAATTTCCTTTCGTTGCGATCGTAGCATCTAAAACCGATTGAGTGAATCCAACAAGTTCGGTTCCATTCAGATCACTTACGGCGGATTTGATGTCGTAGATACCAGTTAAAATTCGATCGGAGGCAACCCCAGTAGTGGAACTCATCGAATATACGGAATTCGTAATCTTATCAACTTCTTCCGTAGAAAGTCCGAGTGATTTTAAGTTCCCTTCGAGTTCGGAAGTTTTCATTCTCGCATCGATAAGGCTCTTAGTAAAATAGCCTACGGCAAGCCCGGCACCGATAAAGGCACCTCCGGTTTTCATATCGGCGATCGCGCCATCCATCTTCACGACATCAACGTTGGTTTCACCGAGCTTCTTACGCATCGAGTCCCACTTGTTATTGATCTCATCGATTTTATTTGAAGCGAGGTCGCGTAGAGAAAGGACGACGCCGAGTTCAAATACACTTGATCCATCCATTCTCTACCTCCTTTTTTAGTCTCCGTTAAACGCTCTTACGATAGCTCTGGCTAACGTATTGATCTCGATCTGTTGAATGAACTCCAGTTCGGCGGCAAGCCCAGTTTCGTAGTCGTCTCTTTCGTCGCCGTCTTCCGGATACTCAATCTTCCTTCCGGGAAAGTAATACATGAGAAGAACCTCTAATGCACCACTACCGGACCTAAGAAGCCGAAGCTTCTCGCTTATAGCTTTTTTGCAGTTACCTCTTGCGTGGTTGCGGTAAGTTCAATCAGCTTGTTACTGATCGGAATGAAGATACCAGGATGATCTTGTGCCCACTCGTTCACGACTTCGAAACTTGGGTAGATGCAACACTGGCCAGTTAAACGTTGAGCGACATCGGTCTGTTTTTCCTTTCTCGCTTTCTCAAGAGTTTCGTCCACTTGCGTCTTGTTTGGAACTCGGCAAATGATCTTTCTTCCTTCACCAGCATCGAGAACGTGAACGCCACCCTTATCCGCGAAGTGAGATTTGATCGCCTCGATCGCACTTTTGTTTCGTGAGATAAAGTCGTCATCGATATTCTGATATGGCTGTGGAAGACTTTCGAATGCTTCTTTAAGGGCAGGTATTGAGTTTACTAATGGGTTCATGTTGAATTCCTTATATTCTAAAACTTAGATTCGATTGAGTAGTTTCTTCTTTATGCAAACGTGATTATCGGAATGGAAAGCAACGCGATTTCCAAGGGAACCGCAATTGCTCCGGAGTTTCCGCTCTTTATGTCTGCATTGTATTTTGTGATCTTTACTGCGGGTGCAATGTATTTGAAGTCGGGTCGACCTTCCGCTTTCAAAATCGCTGTCAACGGAGCGGGAGGGAGTTTTTCAAGTAACCCTCCATACGGCGAAGCCAGAAGAACCAAACGATCCAGCTCTTCGAAATAGATTTCGGCTTTGATGCTTCGTTTGTAATTCTTGGTAGTGTATCCGACGATCTCTCCGGATTTTCCGTAAGTTAGTTCGATCTCGACAGCGTGGTCAAATGAGAATGATGAAAAGTTCACCATATCATATCCGAAGAGCTTCAATTCAAGATTCGTAAAACTGTAATTCTCTTTTACTACTTCTAAGGTCATGTCTTACTCCTATTTTGGCGTTGCGAAGGAGGTTTCCCACTCGATCGCTTTGGTTCGGTTGCTTACAAACATCTTGCATTTCGCTTTGAGAATGCGGTCGGTGTTAAATGTTTTGTTAGGATCGAGAAGGATCTCATGTCCAGAGATTTCTTTCCTTCCGGGCGCTTCCATTTCAGCGGAAATCTTGGAATCGATATAAGTCTTGATGAACTCAAGGCCGCCGGTTCCGGAATCTACTTCCGTATCCATGTTTAAGAATTGAAGAGATTCTCTGTAGAGAATCCGGTGCATCTTATCCGCTCTTCTTCTTTCCGGAAGTTCTTTAAAATCGGATGAAGAACTCGCTTTGATTTTATCTCGCGCGATAAAGATTCCGTCGTAGTCATCGTATTGTTTGAGAACCATGAGGCCCATATCGTGCAGGAGATCCATGTAGTCGCGGTATCCTTCGTCCCAATACCGGATCTCGGAAAAAGTGAGCGATCTCATATCCTTCACGTAACCGATGGAAATATTTACCGGTGACGCGGCGATTTTTGCGGTCGCCATCGTTGCGTGGTTTCGAAAACTCCCGATTGTATCACCGGCGGACTTGACCGCAGAATATCCACCGGAAGCATTCACTCCGCCTTTGATATACCTTCCTTCTCCAACCGCGATCATCACTCTTCCTTTCGGAGAAGTAAACGGGTCAAACTCGTCTTGGATATATTGGAAGTATTGTGGAACCGTTTCACTCTGGTTTTTCGGTCTCGCTTCCAAAATGATAAAGGAAGGAAGGTGATGTTCGGTTTCCATTTCTTCCAGAATTACGTTACACGACATCGCCAAGGCTCGTGTTGAAGCTCCGAGGAGGTGAATCCAGTTTGAGCGGTATTCTCTTTTGAGTGCTTCGATCGCAGTAATGCGGGAAGCGTTTGACGCACTTGGTCCCGTGATCACGAAAGTATAGGTGTCGCCGATTTTGAAAGTGTTTGCAGGTGTGGACCCGTTGATAAAGATCGCGGACGCACCGGCGTCTAAAGAGATAGGTGAGCCGCTTGCAGGCGTGATAACCGGCGTCGAATAGTTTTGTCCTCCATCCACGGACTTTCGGAATTCTGCCGTTCCGCAGGCTCCGTCTTTCGTGAATTTCAATATCACCGTGCGGGTTCCGGTCGGTGTCCCGGATGTTGTGGGAACTGTTGCTTCGCCGGTTCCAACTTTTACAGGCGTCGCGATTGTTCCGGCTACGTCGTTTACAGGACGCACGCAAAGAACCGGAACAGGCTTTTGGCCTTTGGCTTCGTCGAACTCCTCGAAGAATTGTTCAAGGGAGTCAACGAGTTCGCCTTTCCCAAAAACATCTCTCGCCTGTGGAGAATTATTGATCACATAGATTCGATTCGGGTCACCGGTTTCCGCAGTGCCCACCTTGGAACCGACTCGATCCGGATTTACGTCGTTAAAATTGATACCACCATCTTGGTGATATGTGGACACGTCCGCTGTTGACATTGATTCGCTCCTAATTTGGAGCGATGAGTAGTATCGCGGTTTTCCCGCTCTTTATATTTAGGTTGTCTTGTTCGATTCGTCGTTCTGAGAAATTCCGTTTTTTGCTTTTGGAATAGGAATTCCCCTTGATTCTGACGGTTCTTGTTTTTTCGATTCTTCCTTCGTTGTTTCCCGAACTTTTACGCCGGAAAATTCGTGATAGGAAGTTTCAAGTAAATCCTCCGGAAGATCAGATTCCGGATCCCGTCTCAGATGATCTAAGAAACCGGCCGCAAGCGCGGGTCTAATATCATACTTCTTTACAAACTCTGTTGCTTTCATTTTTTCTCCTTTATAATTCCCGTACAACAACTTCAATCGGTGACTCCACTTCGAGAGTTCCACCTGCCAACGTCGGAACCAGTTCCGTTTCAAAAACTCCATCTTTAAAAACGATCTCCACGAAAATTTTGTAGAGGGTTTTCTTTTCTTCCGGATCCGAAACAAGCGCGGCTCTTCCGGGACGAACTTCCACGGTCACACCTTGCGGAGTCACAAACCGTTTGTGTTTCGCGATATAAATCAAACTTTGATCCAGGATTCCAGAATCATCCGCGCGACCTGAAAAATCCCCGATGGATAGAAGACTTTGCGTCGGATCATCAAACCAAAAATTCAAAGAATATCTGAACTCTTGTGAAAAGTGTCTTCTCAAATAGCGGAGATTCTTTACTCCACTGATTTCGACGGAAGAAAGTTTCTGCCAACGTCTTCCGTCCAAAACCGGAGTGATCGGCGTATGATTGATCACACAAAAAGGAGAGTTCTCTTGAAACTTATCTTCTCTCGGATGCGCTTCAAAAATTTTATCCTCCGGAATCAGACGGACCAGATCAGTCGATGGCGGAATCGGAGACTTCATAATAGTTCCGATCAGATCTCTAAGATATGTAATATGAGTCCGTTTCATTTTTTGAAAGATCCGCTAACTGCTTCCTTATAATTTTCCTTCATCGCTGGATATGAATCTTCGAGCGCGGGTCCGACGTTTGGTCTCGCCACAATTCCGCTTGCTTCATATCCAAATTCCTGCGCTCTCGCATATTTCGCGTTCGTTCCGACCGCAACCGCAAAATCATTAAGCTTCACAACTTCGAATGATTTCCAAAGATCTTCTGACTTGCTCTTGTCACCCTCAATTAGAAACCGTGGGTCGAGTCCTTTCTTTTGTTTTCTATCAACCGTTTCTTTTTTGAGAGGATCGTAATCACTTGCGTGTAACTGATCTCTGTATCCTTTCGTGATGTTCGCTTGTAAAATAAACGCATTCTTTTCGGTTGCGTTTGTGACTTTGGTAAGAAGATTCTTTTTGGCGTTCTTTATTACGCTGTTGAAGTTATCCTCGAAAGACAAACCACTCACTTCAAATGAACTCGATTTCCTTTCTCGGATTGATTCAATCCGAAAGAAACGATCCAAAAATCTCCTTTCCGGTTTATTGGAATAAACTTCTCGATAAGCCAAGCCTGTTCTGCCACATCTTCCGAAACTACACCGTCGGGAATGGCTTGATCAAGGATTCTACACTTCTGATCTAAACTGTTCTCGATGGATTTCAGTTCATCGAAAATCACTTCCGCAGTCGCATCGTATGCTTGACGTTCTCCACCTTCACCGCGAGTTTCCGTTTGTGATTCAACGAAAAAATAACCTGGAACGGTTTTAAGGACTGTCCAGATTGGTTTTCTCATAATGTTGAGTTCTGCGTTGTTATACGATGTAAGTTTAATAATCGTCAAACGTGCATTCGTGTTTTTCTCGAAAGATGTCCGAAGAAGATTCTCGATGCTCATGCGATTCCCGATCCTACTTGCGGATAGGAACCGAAGAGAGTGAAATACGCCTTATTGCGAAATGCACCGGCCTTTTCTCCGCGCTCTTCGGCAGATAGTTTTTTCATCTTTCTTCGTTCCCCATTTTGCCCTCCTACTTGCAATTCTTCCGGATCAAGGACATCAGCTAATCCGTATTCTTCGATAATTTCCGCTTTCACCAAAAGAACTTCTGCACGCAAAACCTTTCTCGGTAACGGAGTGGCTGGGATTTCATAGTCCCAACCTTGAATCAATGCCAACGCGTTCTCTGATGCCGAATGAAGAAATTTTTCGAATTCTGTTTCTTCTCCTGAAAGTTTAACCGTATCGTCCATGTCAATGGCGCGAGGTTTTACATTCACAAGAGCTTTCAGATCAGCGATCACGTTAAGCATTGATTCTCTTCTCCTTACGGTCCTGTCTTTAATTTTACCAGATGACTTGCTTCACCAAATAACTTACTAAATCCAAAGTTAAGGGATACTACGGTTCTCTCAAACTGTTGATCGATGATTTTATCATAGTCCAATATGGAAGAATCCTTTTCTTCGTAGTAAGCGAGGCATGAATTTTTTTCGTAAGCTAAGACCATATCATCCGGCATGCTCGGGTGAACTTTCCAAGTGCAACCGAAGAAAGGAAGAATGTCCCCAGAAGACACTAACTTTTCAGAAAGATTCAAAGTTTGAAACGGCTTGAAATTTGTTTCATCGGAAAGAATCTTCATGAGCATCTTTTTATTCAATACTACATGAGAAACTTGGTGTCCTTCTTCAAATTTTTCTAAAATGAGCGAGAGGAGATCTTTATACTTAAAAGTTGTGGTTTCGGTTTCCCATACCTTTGCCGCAGAACCCGCGTTGCCATCGCCTTCAATCATGACTCTAAGGCCTTCTTGAGCCATTTGACGACTCATTCTAAAGCCCACTCTTTGAAGGAAGATACTTAGCATATCGATACTGACTTGACGTACGGCTTCGTATGAAAATAAGAACTTCCTACCGACCTTCGTCATTTTACCAGGCTTTTCTTTTGTTCCGATGGTCGCTGTTGAGAAGTTTGCCCCTTCTAAGACTTTTACCATATCAACATCTTCCACATCGAAATCGAGGCCAATCTGATCTATTGATTTTCCCGTAATGATTTTAGAAGCGGCTTTTAGATCATCTACAGTTAGGTCATACCTGCCTAAATTCATTCCGAGAACTATTTGTTTTTCAATCCACGCGGGAAACAAGATCTTAGAATTTGAATTTTTTGTGCTAAAGAAATCTTCTACTAAAGTTGCTGAGGAAAATGGATTTAATCCCATCGACAAAAGCTGGCGCTCAAGTGGATCAATTTTACAAACATCTAAAGATTGATTAAACTCGAATCCTGCCGCGATTTCTTGCTTTAGCAAAAACTCATCAACACTTAACTTTGAATTTGAGGCTTCTTGATAGATGCCTTTATCGATTTTAAGTTCTTTGATTTCTTTTTTACGAAATTGAAGATTGGATCCTCTGTTCGGGGTTACGAGACCGGTTAGTGCAAGACCAACCCCACCTTTAATCGTAAACTCACCGTTTTCAAGAAAATATCCCAATGTTCCGATTTCGATTTCCTGTAAACAAATCGATAAGCCTAACACGGCAATCAATCCCAGAAATAAATATGCAATTATTTTCATGTTCTTTCCTTAATCCTTGATGAACGTAACGAGTTTATTGGCAGTATCCACTGAAAGAATGAGGTATCTTTTCCCTGCGGAATCCTTAATCAATTTTCCGTTAGTGTTTGCTACGAGTGTATCTGGGCCAAACGAAGGTGCTGACCCTTCATAAGGAATTTGATTAAACATTCCATCAATCTGAACCGCAACTTCCGCCTTTTCTACGGACCTGATAATGCCATCGAATTTAGCACCATTCGCCGTAAGACTAATGACCATCTCTCCGGTAATCGAGCATGGCTTTCCGACATCAGCGTCAGTGAGCGAGCCTGAATGTTTGAAGGTTAAGATTTGTGGATCTATCAATCCCTTCGCTTTTGTTTCGAATGCCTCTGGAATCATATTCCCCCCTTAAATGATTATGATCTCGTCCGTTTCGGAGAGTTCGCTTCTTTGTCCGGACGCTCTTGTTGGATTTCCAAGCTCGTCCTCACGCTTTGGAAATTTTTCTTCTAACTTAATCCCATATTGAACACCCAGAGCCTTGACTTGTTTAAGGTCGGCATTATTAATCAGGTCTTCAATCGTTGAATCAGCTTTACCGTTTACAAATAAACGATATGCTTTTAGAACCTCAGAACGATTAAATTCCAGAATCTTATTCGGTTCTTCAAGAAGGCTCTTGAGGTTTGCAACGTTCGCTTTGTGATCGAACCCCGCAGGAAATTTATCAAGATTTGTAAGTCCCGCGTAAGAACTAAGTGAAGTTTCTAAACTTGAAACTTTCGAGCCCATCTGTTTAAAGATAACCTCTGCTTTTTCTTGAGTCAGCTCCACTTCCTCGCCCTGTTTTTCAAGACCGAGAGATTCTAACGCGACACCCAAAGCCGTGATAAGTTTGACATTGAGTTTCATGTTATTTTCCTCCGTTTGTATTTCTTCCTCCCCCAAGTCGGACGAGTTTATATCTTCGTTAAAATGATACGATGTGTTGTGGATTGAGAGCCTCTTTGCGTTTGGATCGGCTCCCGCGTAGACAATCGAAGTTTCTGGAACAGAAAGAATTTTCGTGATGATGAATCGAACAACATGACCGTCAATTTCACGACCAAGGTTTGAATAGAAATAATCCAAGTCCGGGTGTGACCGCTCATATGTGAATCGGATCCCCACGGAGGTTGAATCTAAGATTGGCGGATCGGTTACAAGGCGATCGATGATAGAAGCGCCAAATGCTTTAAAGATTCTGTAAGTCCCATCTATCCCTTCGAGTTTTTGCGAATTGGACCATATTGGATTGAGAACGTGACCGATAGAATTTTCTACATTCGTTTCGTGATCTTTGAAAATTTTGGTTTCAAAAAGATTGAGTGCGTCTTTGAGAACGTTGTCTTTTGAAAAATCGATCCAATAACCCTCGATGAGAGTTTTGGACAACATCCGAAACTGGAATTCGACATACGGAGATGACTCGTCAACTTGAGTCGCTCCGCCGGAAGAAGAAGCAAGGTTTATTTTTTGAGGAATGTATAATCCGGATGAACGCAGGACAACTTGACCTTGCCCGGATTGATGAACTTGAACGCCGTTGGCGAGCGTCGCCCAGCCATCAGGAGCGTATTTTAATTGCGATGTTTTTTGCGGTTTCTTCATTGCTTCCGTTTCCGGAAGCGATCTTGAGTAGTAAAGGCGGATGATCCGCTCTGTGTATAAATTCTATTTGTAGTATAGCTCTTTTGCGATTTCTCGCACATGATCCGGAAGATTATCTAAAGGATATTTTCCTGTCGAAACTTCTAAAGGAAAAAATCTCCACGAACTTTCCGAAAGATCGGATCCTCCAAACAAATGATCCAATACCTTAAACTTTCGAACGAGAACCTGATCCACTTCCGGAATTTCTCCTTGCAAGTCCTCTAAAATCTCGACAATCATTTCCTGCTCTTCAACCGAACAATTCTCAACAGTATCGATCAAACTTGAAATCCTCTCCTTCGTCATAAAATCCTCAAAAAAGAATCCGTATAATTGTCACGATCCAAGATAAAGAGCGATTCGACTTCGAATTTTTCCGCGTTGACCGGAGCGAAAAATCGCACTCCACTTTTCTGAGTCTGAGAGAATCCGTATTTCAAAGTTTGAGCCTTCGTCTTTTTATTCTCATGAATATACGCATACATCATACTAAAATTTTTCACAACATCAAGGGCCTTGTTTGCATATGTGGCCTCTGTTTTTCCGAAAACCTTTGCACTTCCGTCGGCTTGTCTCGTCTTCCATTGTGAACTCAGATTTTCAGAATTCCAAACCGAGTTTCCCTGAATAGCCGCGATCTTATTTAAAAGTTCAGCCGGTTCCAATCCGCTAAGGCTCCATTCTCTTTTCTGATTTAAAGTGGCGTTTCGTCTATTCTCCTTCCAAGGCTTTTCCACTTTTCCTTGAAGAACTGTCTTCTCACCTTTTCCGGTTATCCGATTGATAACGGTCTTGAGCGCCATTATGATCGTCGTTCTACACTTAAAGTGAAAGGGTGGAGCCTTCACGAAAAGTTTTTTGAGAATGTCCGACGACTTCATCGCCGGAAAATTCTTTATATCCTGAGCAGTGGGTTGACGATACTTGTCCCAAAAATTTTCGTCGACCGGAGTTGCAATGAACTCGTCAACAAAATCGCCCATTTCGGAAACTTCGAAAACTCTTCCGTTCAACTCTCGACAGATCGCGGAAGTTTTAGCGTCCATCGTCGCTACGATTTCCACCCGACCAATCCCGACCGCTTGCATCCTCTTTGCCCGAGAAAAATTCTGAGAGGTGTAAACCTTGTTACGGAAAATATCTTCGATTCTTCCCACTAAATCTTTGTCATTCAAGTCGGCACCAAGAGTTTTCTTGAGCGCGTCCAATGCTTCTTTTTTTGTCTTCGTTCCATCCAAGGCGGATCGTATCGACTTTTCAAAAACTTCTCTCTTACCATTGAAGAGTTTTCCGTAGTCGACGTTGTTCAGACGGTTGAAAAAATCTAAGGCTTCTTGATTTACAACCGGACTGATATCCCCAACACCAACTTGAAAGTCTTGTCCTAAGTCCCAAGCCTTCCGAGTAAATTCTTCTACCTGTTTCTGAGTGAGATTTGGAAAGTCCGTTCCCATTTCCCGAACGAGGTAATCAGTCAAAAGTTTTACAGCATCATCTTTATCGAGATAAAAGGAAATTCCGCTCAAGACTTCCTTTATCTTGTCTTGATAAGAACGAAAAATCTTGTTTAAGCCCTTGGTTGCGATGTCTTCGAGTTTCTTTTCTTCCTCCTCATTCCATTTTCCTAATTTTTGCGCCCCCTTATGGGAACAACCTTGTTCAACGTGCCGTTTTTTTTTTCTAATTGGTGATCGTTTTCTCGGTGAGAATCCAATTCTTCATCCGAAGAGACAGAATCCGGTTCTAAATCTTCAACATGATCCCTTTCATTGCGTTTAAAACCGTGTTCATATTTGTTCACGAGGGCTAACCCCTCCTGAGACAAGGGGTCTATCTTTAAATGTCTTAAAATCGCTTTAAACGCTTTCTTTGAAATTGCGGTTCCGGTAGCTTTTTCGAAGCCAATATGTTGTGCGGCTGTATCGGCATCAATAATCCCGCTTGCGAAAAGAGTAAGGTATCGATTAACGCGTATAGTCTCTGCTTCTTCCTTCGTTTTTTCCGCAGTTGCATCCTCATCCGGATTTAAAGATCTACCTGATTTCCATTTTGCTTTGAGTCGAGTGAATTTGTAGCCTTTACAACGAAGATGGAGGGTCATCGCTTTTTCCATGAAGCGTTTCGTAGGGTGCCTGAGATTTTCTCCTTTCATAAGGAACAATTTACTTGAAACTTTTGCGTATGTCTCCGTAACCGCAGTAGGTCTACCGAGCATAAACAAATCGATGTCCAATCCAGAACTGATTTGTTCCTCGATTACATTCCAAGTGTCTTTAAAGACCGATGACTTTTCTGATCCGATTGCGCTGTATTGGATTTGTGTTCCGTCATATCCCACGAGCATTCCGGATTCTAAAGATTTTTCGATGTCCTTCGATATCGTTTTGAGTGCATTCTTACTTTGCATTTCTGAAGACGCGATATCTTGCCCAGGTTGTATTTTTGGTTTCTTCAAAAGAACTGAAATGAATCCAAGAAAACTCCACTTGTTCGTGCTCCGGTCTACGTTACTCATGCCTTTTGCTTGCGTGAACATCGCCTTGAGTGCAGATATCGCCGGGGGGATCGCGTAGGGACTATCCTCGTTTGTTTCGAGTGCCTCGTAAGTATAGAGTTCTTCGTTTAATTGAAGTAACGAACCGTTATCCAATAGTTGAAAAGGAGCAAAACGGTAACGGACCTCGCCGTTTTTGCCTTCTACTTTTTCCTTTTTGAATCTGATTCGTGAAACTGGAATAAGCTGAATTGTTTCGAGTTCGGAGAAATCCATCGAGGGAACAGGTTCGGCGGATAACGCACCGAGAAGCGCGGTCTGTTTCATCAATTTGTTTGTGATTCCAGGATGTGTATCCAACCACTCTTCGATCTCAAAAATCATTGCATCCGCAGTTTTTTGGGTAACTCCTTCAATCTCCCATTCTAAACCGGTGTTCATCAAAGATGTAGTTCGCTTCAAACTTTGGTTAAAGTCAGGATTGATCAACGCAAGTTTTCCGAGAAGTGGCAACGCCTCTAAAGGAAAGTCTGGCGATATGTGAGAGGCAAAATCTTTTATCTCGGCAAACGACTGCTTAAATGTTTTCGCTTCCGGGGAGAATACGTGATTGTCGCCTCGATTTCGATTCAGAATTATATCTAACAAACTCATTGAGGAGCTCCTAATTCAAACGCGAGCCGAAGAGAATTCAAAGCCATACCGAAGTGATTTGGAACTTTCTTTTTGAAACCGTATTTTGGTTTTCCATTTTCATCTTCACCTCTCTCTCGAATCAACATTTTGAGATGTAAATCCAGCTCCTCTGCAAGAGCAAGATCCGCTCCATCCAATCTTCTTTTGTCCGGAAATAAAAAGAGTCCGTTCTTGATTGCGTCAACCGTGTCTTGAAGGGACTCATCACGATTTACGTTGACCACTTCTATTCCTTCCTCATCGTCCACTGTAACAAGCGGTTCTGCTTTGAGAGAAAACTTCTTAGCGAAATATTGAATTCGAATATACTCAGAAAAGTATTTCGCGGTTCTCACTGACCAGTTCTTATTCGGCATAGCGTCGATCACGCCGCTATATACTTTGTAACGGATGATTGCATTATTGATTTCTGATTCACTTAGAACGGAAAATTTAGCAGGATAGATTTTGATTCGATTATCGCTCGTGTGTTCACCGAAAAGCATGTGGACGGTATCGCCCTGGTCAGCGCCCATGTAGGTGAATGAGGAAACCGATTCAGGAATTCCATGATCCCCTCGGTTTGCGTCTATGATAGATTGCGTAATAGGCTTTTCGTCATCGGTGCTGTACGGCCATCCGACTACGGAATTGAAATAATTCTTCTTTTTGATTGTGGTTGTGGCTTCCTTCCACCTGTTATAATGTTGTTCCGGCGTTTTGATAGTATTGAAAAATTGTGCAACTTGGACCCCGTCATTAGGGTGAGAGGGTTGTTTGGGAACATACAGACCTTTTTGTGGATCGAGCGAATTCCCACAACGAATACAAGCGTAGATCACTTTTGCACCCTTCCCGGTCTTTACACCAAATATAGAACCTGGTTCATCGACGAAACGTTGAACTAAGTTATTCCATTCATTGCAAGATTCGCATTTGATAAGAAGCATTTCTTGCTTGGAGTTTTTCCATCCAGCATGTATACCAAAATCTTCAATAGAAGCCTGCGAGATCACTCTACTCAATGCCAATTTAGAATGATCCAATCGATCGTTTGCGTATTCAGCGTTCTCCTGATTCTGCTCATCGAATTCATCCAAATTGATCATATCCGCATCAAAAGTTTTTACCTGTTTTAAGTTTTCTGTCGCTCGAAAAGCCAATGTCGAATATAGATATTTTAGAAGTTGAACGTTTCGAATTGAATCTGTTTGGTCAGCTATCTTCTTTAGATGTGGAGAGATTTCGATCATATCGAAGATTCTATCCTGAACAAAGATCCTCATATTTCCTAAATCCGGAAAAAACCAACCGATCTTCATAGGCAGGAATTCGGCTCTCCAGAAAGATTCTGCTATGAGCAAAGTAGAAAGAGCAACTTGACCGGCTTTCATTGCAAAGAACCGTTTGGATTTTTCCAATTTTTTAGCGATTAGTTTTAAATAACCATGTCCTTCGAAGGAATACGGATGAATTGTGTTATTGCTTCTAACATTGATTTTGGTTAGAAGAAACTCTGTAAATTTTGCTTTAGAGAATTTACGATCACCTTTATCGATGAGATGTTGTATTAACTCTTGTTGCTTTGTATTGGAACTCATACTTTCTTTTCAGTTATCGCTTTTGGTTCTTCGATCACGGTTCCTTGAACTTCTTTTGTATCGGTCCACTCTGAATACCACTTCTGAAGATTCTTTCTGTGGTATGTTGCCCACTCTTCATCAATTGCTCGTTTTGTTTTGGGACCTATCATGAATAATTCGAGAAGAGTTTCTCCTGCTTTGATTAGATCTATTGATTCGAAATCGGAATTCTCATACTTAATTTGATCGGCGGCAAATGATCTCCAGAGGTGCCCTAAGGAAACCGGATCTTTCGCATTACCAATCATCGCACCCGCTTGACTCAAGAATGCATCACGCACAGCTTTCAACATAAGCTGATTGTCACTCTTGATTTTCATCCGGATATTTGTAGCCTCGTCTTGAATTCTCTTTCGAGTAACTTGATGGACTTCCTCTCTACGATTCTCCCAAGTCATCCCTTCGGAATCCGGCGTATCCGCCCATTTGCGAATCGTATTGGATGATAGTTTTGGAAAGTCTTGTTTTAAAGTTGCCTCAATTTGTTCAGGATTATTCCCAACCAGAAAAAGTGTATAGGCTCGATTTTTGATCGCATCACCGTACGCCATACTTACGCCTTCACGTCCTCCAGATAGAGAATGGTTGGAACACCCATCTGAAAAAGTTCATCCATATCATAGTCGACAAGATGACCGTAAGGATCGATATAACGAGGACCGCGACCGTATGGATCCGATGCTCTCAATGACTTTCTCCCGTCGGTGGATTCAATGATTCCAATCCCGCGAATGATGTGGCCCTTGTGAGTGAGATAGGTGCCAAGACCACAAGGATACGTTCCGGTTACGAAGTATTTACAAAGTTCTTCCTTGTTTCCTTTCTTCTTAATGATCCGGAGTTTGATTCCGTTGGCCGCCATGAGCTGATTAAAATGTTCAGCATGATCGGCGGAATCATAAACATTCTTCCGGTTTTTGATTACGAAATCTTCTAAGAGTGCGTAGTAGTTATAGGTTGTGAGCCTGATAAAATCTGGGATGTTTTTCAGCATCCCGACATACACGATAAAATCCTGGAAAACGTTTCCCATACACTGCTGATAATCTTCCAAAAATAATCGCGGTGTTTTCGGATCCTTTCTTTGCGGATTCCAAGGCGCGATCGGATGAGACAAATGAGCGATCATTCTTATTCCTTATTCCTCGATTGAACAAACAGGTTTTTCTAATACGCACTTTCTCCGGATGTGAAAGATTCCCGGAAGCAGACTTGACTCAAGGATATCGATTCTATCGTCAGCACAGTTTCTTTCCCACTCGGTCCACTTCCGGACACACTGCTCATGTTCCAAACACCGAGCGAGATCCTTGGCGTGAACACGATATGCGTTGTATCTTGAGGAGGCTACAAACCAACCCCCATCAATTTGTTTTGCTACAGGACGACTTGTCTCTGGAGGTTTTGCGAGAGTGAAATTCGTGGAGCGAAAACTTCCGCGACACGCTTCATTTCGTTCTTCACGGACACGATTTGCCGGACTCTGGCACGCAATCGTGATCATAAGCAGAACCGGGAGAAAGCTCAACGTCTTGCACTTCATCGTAACCTCCTTGATGAACGAACTGGGACAAACAAGTAATCCCTCGAAAAGTGATGGAACCAATGATCATGGAGAAAATCAGAACCGCATAGATTTTGGTTTTGAGTGGGACCGATGCCCACCAAAGTAAGAAAGCGCTCACAGCTTCACGCTCCCGACCTCGGACGACGTTTGCGCCCCGGTTTCTGATTGGCTTTCGGTCTTACCCGAAAGGGAACCGACGAGACCTTTGAGAAGGCTTTGCTTATTTGCGATTTGCTCGTTGATTCGTTTCGAAAGGTAAAGTCCTCCGGTTGTCGCGTTGAATACAATCAACCACTGAACGATGTCCATTTGAAGCGGGCGTAATCCGTCCGGCCACATAAGGGATAAAATGCATAAACCGATAAGGTAAAACAGTAGGACGAGAAACGCGACCCATGCGCGTAACGTTGTGTCGGAAAATTTTCCACTCTTATCATCGAGCCAAAGAAATTTCATTCGCCTCTCCTGGAAGAAGACTTGAGCAGTTCCTTAACATCTTGTTTTATCTCTTGAAGATCTTTGGAGATTGAGGTCATCTCGGTTTCGATCTTCACGATTCGGATTTCGTGATCCTTATACATCGTGTTGTATTGAATCACGCCGGATACGATGAAACCGATGATCACAAGAAAGTCTTTGATCCCGAGTTTTATCTGACTGATTTTTGAATTCTCCATTCGCCCCTCAAAAAAAATCCCGCACTACGGCGGGCTTCAGTTACTACTCAATCGCTTCCGATTGTTGAGGAGAGGATAACACGGAGGGACACAGAATGAAAGGTTCTTGAAAGACCTTCTTTTTCCTTCTGGCCTCTAATTTTTAATAGAATGGAGTTTTCTGGAGAAGAATCAGTAAATTTGTTTTGTGGTTTTTAAAGAAAGAGCGATTTTATCTAAGTCTGTAATCAAATATCTTCGAACACGTGGACTCCATTCGATAAACGGAATTTCGTGATCGATCACATATCGGTTGAAAGAACGAATAGGTAATCCTAAATAACTTGCGGCTTTCTTTGGACTCAATACTTTTGATTTATCTATTGGAATTAAGAATTCCTTATCTTCTGTAAGCGAAACGTTGCCTAAAGGTAACGATGGTTGCACTACTCGAAGCAAAGAACCGTTGCGCGTATGACCCTTAATTGCAGACATGCCATTCGGTTTGAATGGCACATTAGCGATTTGTCAAGTAAAAATTATTTGCAGAAAGTTTTCATATTATTATAAACATCCGTATTTCCAAGTTCACCCGATTTTGAAAGATCAGAGCAACCTGCTTTAAGATTATTGATAGTTATGTAAGCGATTCCTCTTGCTTCCCATCCTAAAGGTTCCTTTGCCGAGAGCTGGATGATTGCATTGGCATCCTTAATAGCTCCTTTCGAATCACCACTTTCTAATTTGAAACCCGATCGTGCGTAATACGCAAGAATGCTTTTAGGATTTAAGTCTACAGCCTTGTTGCAATATTGCATCCCTACTGTTCGGTCCGGTTCATGTTTCAAAGCAATACAGAGTAAACTATATGGATCAGAATTGTTAGGTTCCAGGTCTTTTGCTGAAGTAAAATCTGAAATTGCGCCTTGAATATCTGTATTACGTGCACGAATTCGCCCACGATTTAGGTAGGCCATCGTTAATTTAGGATTCAACACGATTGCCTCGTTATAAAGTTCTTCTGATTCGGAATACGCTTCCGCTATTTCTTTAAACCAAGCACGAGAAAACAGTCCATATTCAGACTGAGGAGATAGATTGATAATTTTTTGGCGTAGTTCTTTCTTTCTGTTCTCATCTCTTGTTTCTACGGATAATTCGTAAAGTTTCTTTACTTCCGCAATTCCTTGTTCACCAGTGATGGCAAAGGAAACCAACAAAAGCATTATACTTAATTTCCTCATAATGCACCTCGCGCGTCCTATCTTCGTCATGCTACATTGCCACTGAAAAGCATAATTTAAAACAGGATGAAAGGTTTCGAATTATTTTAGCTAAAGAGACAATAAACTGTCATATTTAGAAAATTATAAGTGCATTTTGTCGGGGGGCAAAAATATACTAAACATAAAAATAGTCCCATGAGATGGTGTTGGATATGAGCGTTCACGAAAGAACGGAGAATGAAACTTTATTATTAGAATCTCGGATTGAAAAAATAATCGATGAATCTATCCGACATAATCCACAGGATTTAATTTCAAACTTGGCTGAGGAATTCTATAAATGGTCTAATGAATTACTTACGAAAAAGTCTGCGTAGGGAATTCATTTATTGTCGGCAAAGGTTTTTAGGATGCCGATAATTTGATCTAATTTTGAATCTGGAATCGCTTGTGTGAGTCGTAAAATCTCATTTAATTTCGGCGATAGGCGAAGTTTATGCAATAATGCGAATTCAGCACTTAGCCGTTCCGATCGACCCACCTCTTGACGGCTTGAGAACATTTCTCCTTCACCCACAATCCACCATATCAAATTGATATTCAACTTTTCTCTACCAAGTCGCAATGCTTCACTAGGTAGATCTTTAGTCCTACCTTGCAGATAGTTACTGAACGCTTGGGGCTTCATACCTATCTCTTCAGCAAATTTCGCTTGCGATAAGTTCAATTTTTCAATTATTTCTTTAGTTCTTTTTCTCAATTATATACACAATTTCTGTATTTTTATCTTGACATTTATACACAATTTGTGTATAGTCATTTTAGGCGGGACATAACTCGCCAACGAGTCGCCCAAAGCCGGATTATATACGCGTTTTGTTTTCGTTACACACGGAACCCAAACTCACAGGTAGAAGCGAATTCGCAATCACAAAACGGAGGCAACTATGATCATCACGAATGGGGATGAATGTAAGGATTTTATCTGCATCACCTTGCGAATGAAAACACTCGCGAAGTTTGCAAGAGAAGCGGAAATAAATTACGACTATCTCTCAAAAAGTTTAAACGGCCAACACTCCTATACGGAAATAAGGGAAGCATTCAAGAAATGGAATGTTCCTTACAAAATGGACCGAGCACCGAGGGCCTACACAAAACGTAAGACCGGGAGAGCCGCGTGAAACAAGATAAAGAACCCGATTATCTAAGTTTGATGCGTCGTAACACAAGCGAAACCTCGCTTATCGATCCGATAGTTCTCGCTGGTATGGAAGATAAAATCATTTCTCACATAGCTGAATTTATGAGGGAACAATTTCCTACATTCGATTGGCGCTGGGACGATCATACAGAAATGAATGATCGTGAAATTACTACGATTTGTTTGATAAAGAATGACATAGCGTTTGTTTGTTCGAAGGAATGGAAAAAGATCGTAGAGTTTATGAGCATTGTTGAATACATTCTCGAAGAGGAATACGGAGAATGATCAAAATCCACGAGAGAATCACTTTGCTTAGAAGATCGATTCTTCTATCAAAACTTTACAAGAAAGACGGAAGCAGAAGGACTCATTTTGAAATCATCGAGGCTCTTCTCAGCCGGAATGCAATTCTGGATGCGTTTATCCAGGATCGGGAACTTGCTGGTGAATTCTCTGAGTGGTCGAACGAAAATTTGATTCAGGAGAAAACAGATGAAGAGAATTAATCTATGCGCCTTTTGTGGAGAGGAGACGAAGACATTTCAAAACAATCTTTGTTCGAAGTGTCTTCGCCCGAGTATGAAAAGAGGATCCGCAACGATAGACAATCTTCGGCCTCTTACCCCAAAAACCAATCTCATCGAATTCAATAACTTTCCGGAAGGTGCCGCATGAATACCACAAAGAGAGAGAAAACATTAAAGATTCTTAAAACGACGAAACGTGTTTTTGATGAATGCTGGCGGGAAGTTCCCGAACACATGACTCGAAAATTGAATGCGGGCGAGTTGGCTGAATACATGGGAAGACACGTTCTGCCCGTTATCACAAAGCGGATGCTTTCGAATCCATACCTACAATCAAAAGTTACAAAGCGATTGATTGGGGTCGCATAGGGAACTAAGGATGAAACCGGTTAAACCAAAAAGATTTCTCGTAAACGGGAATGTTGCTCACGATCGGAGATTCTGGAGAAGAGGACGAATCCTCTCTCAAAGATTGGAGCAAGTGATCATTGAATCAAAATTTAATCTAACCGATATCGCTTTTAAATTCTCTGTTGGCCCAAATAAATGCGATTCCAATTTATTAGGGCCAATCGAAAGAAGTCACCTCTCCAAAGTTATCAAGGGAATCCGTAATTCCCCTCGTTACGTGAATGCCTTAGAGGAGTCATGGAAACTCCCGATCAAAACTATCAGGCAAATTTATAAAGAGGATAAAGAAAGGGAATCCAAGGGAGAGAAGCTGAATTTTGAAGAGATCCGCGAATTTGCGAATTGGTATATAAGCATATTAAAATCTCAGGCGGTTGCATCTTGAACTCACTAAAACCAAAACTGAAAAACAAGACCGATATCGAAATCATAAGAGTCTTTCTAAAAACTCCAAATATATTCCGTCATTATCTCGACGTCGCACTTTTGACTCAAAATGAAAAACGTATTCGAACAGTTCAACGTAGTCTTGTTCGTTTAAAAAACGCCGGATTGCTTGGAAAGTATCGCCTTGGTTACTTTCTCAACGCAGAGATTATAAATTCCATGTATGGAAAGATAACCGACATCCGTAAGAATCCTCTTTCCAGTGATGTTCCTTATTCGATGGGTTCGAGTGTCCCCCTTGAATTACAACTTATAAAATTCTTTCTTTCCGAACCAAACGGTTTTTGGACCGTCAATGAACTTTCTCTTCTACTGGCACGGGCCGGATCAACTATTCAATACAACTTAGATACGTTATGCGGATATCATCTTATTTTGAAAGACGAAAGTGATAATCAAAAAATGAAAACGAATCCGATCAGCTATAAGCTACATCCAACTTATGCAATGGATTTATCGAGAGAGAAATCAATCATTTTGAAAACAATTAAGGAGACAATCAATCAATGAGTGAAACAACCACGACCGACGTCAGTTTGGTTCCGAAAACTGAAATTTCTGAAAGAGAAGAAAAAGCCAGAGCCATTTTTCTTGATCAAAGAATCTGGGGGAATTTAACCGCCTTCATGTTTGATCTGAAAGAAATGCGGGATAGAAAGTATTTTGAAAAACTTGGATACGAATCATTTCAAAATTATCTAAGCGCGAGAAAGCCGAGTTTCATTCCGATAAGTTTTGCACAAAACGTTCTTCTCCTTTCAGACAAAATTACGCAGGAGGATTATTCCAATTACGACGAGAACAACACTCCAACTTTAATCAATCTTGCCAAGGACTCGGACGTCTACCAGATCAAAGGACAGGGAAAAGTAATTTTGTTAGATGGGCGTGAGTTGTCGATCGATGAATACGAGTCGATTCGAGCAGAGGAAATTGCACAGACAACAAAAGTATATCAAGAAGCCTTAACGCTGGTCGGTGAACATAAGAAACTTCAAAGAGATAAAAAGAAATCAGATCGCGACCTTGAAGTGAATGAGAAACTCGTAACTCAGCAGAATGGCGAAATTTCAAAACTTAAAGAAGCGTTAGACTACGTTGCACAAGAAAGAGGAATTGATGCGGATATTCTAACCGCCATAGCTACAAAGCAAGGTGCATCAAAACATATAACCGATCTTTATGTAAAACTCGAACAGGCGATTAACTTTTTGAATAGCATCGATGAATCGTTGAAAAGCGACATCGATATCGCCGGATCGGTTCTACAATTCGAATCCCTACTCAAACTTTCAGTCACAAAATTAAATGCCGCTTGGAACCCGCACTTTTTCGCATTGCAGGACCACAGCCCGGAAGATTAGGACCAAAGAAAGAGTCAAGGGGGGATTGTATCCCCCCGGGAAAAAGGACATGGCAAGAAGAGAAATAGACATCATCATCTTAAACGAACGACACACGATGTGGAAGAACGCGGAAAGAAGAGAAGAAAAACTGAATGTAGTTTCTACTCTTGCGGAACAGTTCGGCGTTTCCACAGGAACCGTCTACGCTCGTTTTAGAGAAATAGAGAATGGTGTAAAGAGAACAGTCGTTGCTGGATACAGTGGGAAACCGCAAATACGGAAAAGAAAAGAACAACTTGAGGAAGAAAGGTCTCACATTCTTTCCATAGCTCTCATCAAACGTGGCGGCAAGGTCGGAAGACAAGGATATGGGACTTCCACCGAGCTCGCGATCACTGCCGCAGAGAATGAAGGACTTATTCCGAAAGGAAAATACACTCGCTCCACAGTAGATCGTCTTCTGAATGAATACGGAATATCTACAAAGCTGATCGACACGCCAACCGTTTCGACAGAGTTACTCAGTCGGTATCCGAATCACTGTTGGTTCCTGGATGCGACTGTCAAAAATCACTACTTCCTAAACATAGAAAAGTCGCGAATCGATTATCGAGACGACATCAAATACGACGCATCCCACGGGATGGATATCTTGGAGAAGAATTCTCTTAAAAGAATCTGGGATTACTTCATCGTCGACAACTACTCGAAGGCATATCTCAAAATGACGTTTGCACCAGATCCGAAAACGCCCGGTGCACGAAACGGCGGTGAGAACACAGCTGACTGGATTCATTTCCTAACGTGGGCAATGATGGAGAAGGAGGATCGCCGGATTCCAATCCACGGCATTCCGAAACTTATCTTTTGCGACAAAGGTTCCGGTTTGAATTCCGATCAGATGAAAACATTTCTCGGAAGACTCGGAATCGAAATCAGAACTCACCTTCCAGGTCACGCGAGCGCGAAAGGCGCGGTAGAAGCGAGGATCGGTGGATATAAAAGAACATTCGGTGTCACGATCAACCGTAACCGGATCTACTCTCTGGAGGAACTCCAGGATCTTGATAACCGTTATCTAATGTTTGATAACAACAAGCGAGGAAGTTTTGAAAAATGGATGAACGGAACACGCGATAATCCGGTTCTCAAAGTGACGAGGAAAAACATTCAAGATGCGCTCGTTACAGAAATGACCAAAACAATAACCGCATACGGAACGATCCTAATCAATAAAGAGGAGTTTTTCGTAAGCGCCGAAATTCCGAGAGGCACAAAAGTTTCCGTCTTCACAAACTTCGAAGGAAAACGATGCGCACAAACAGATGACGGAAATATTTATTTAGTCCAATCGCACGGTAAGATTAAACGCGATATCGAGAATTACGAAATTCTCGATGGAAAGGGAGCGGATGTTCGTGAGACAGAACTTCACCAACTCCGAAAAGTAATCCAAACAACCGCTCGAAAATTTAAAGAAAAAATCAAACCGGAATCCTATCTCTCAGAAACTAACATCGCTTTCTTCCCCGCACAAGGAGAGGACGCGGAAACTCACGTCGCGATGGCACCGGACAAAGTGCTCAAAGTGGAAGAAGCGATCATGTATGTTTACAAAGAGACGGGATTCACTGCGGATGAGATCGGGGAGGAAGACGTTCAAAACATGGAAACAGTATTCGGAAAAATGATTGAACAGTTCGGCTACGTTCCTTCCGAGATACTTTACAAAATTGTAAACATCTATCTCAACACCGGAACCGAAGGATAGGCAGTTTTTAAATTAAGGAGTTACTACCAATGAGCAAAAGATTAGAAGAATCACATGAAGTATTTGTAAGAACCAAGAATTCGACTCGAATCTTGAATTTCTGCACGAACATCGCTGAAAAAAACCAGTGGACCGCGATAATCGGACAACCCGGATCCGGAAAAACCGAAATCAAAAAGGAACTCCTTCGGGTTCTAAGAGGTTTACCGGATAAATACATCGTCGTCGAAGTTCCAGTTTTCTATTCTATTCAACCACGAACAGCCGCGATCATGAAGGAATTGATCAAGTCGATCAATCCCGACGTTCATGTTCCTGGCTCGATCGAATCAAAATACCGTCTTCTCAGAAGCGTCCTGGTCGAGGCGCTTACTGCAAAGAAGAAAGTCGTAATGGTTTTCGAAGAATCCCAAAACCTCAGCCACAACATGATGAGAGAATTGAAGATGCTTCACGAAATTGAGGGTATGGGAAGATCAAATCTTTTCTCGATGATCATGTTTCTGAAAACGTCTCCAAAGTTTGAAGAGGTGTTTAAAACCAGAGAGATCGGAAAGCGAGTTCTTGTGGAAAACATGCAACTTCCAACGACCACGGAGGCTTTTGAAATCGCCGAGAAAAGATTCGCTCTTTCCTTTCAGGATCAATCAGCGAGATCAGAATTTCTCCAAGCGACCGGAGAATATCCAGCAACAATCAAACATATCGCACAAACACTGTGGGCGCAACCAGGGTTTACCGGTAAAGTCACGAAAGCAATTCTCCACGCCTCAAAAATTTCAGCATTCAAAGAGGCTCTTTCGGAATACGGAATTACGAATCGTGAAATTAAAGCTTATTTCAAAAGGACAAGGAATGAAGACGTCGCCCTCGGTGTCGTCAGCGAATCGATAAACCACAAACGGAACGGAAAGGTGGCGGAAGAAATTCGTAAAGCCGCAGAAGAAATGCTTTCCGCATCCAAAGAGGCGAAAGCCGTATAACGCATTTTTTTATAAGGAGAAAAAATGGAAACCAACACAGAAGAAAAAAAAGCAAAATCACAATCGTTCCAAATCACGACCGAAGAAGAGAAACTCAAAGCCGTAGAGAGTATCCAAATCGCGGACCTGGAGCTGAAGGAAAAAGAAAGCGCAACTAAGAATTTGGAAGACGAGCTCGAGCAAATAAACAAGCGAGCTATCGAAATTAAACAACTCATTACGGACAAGAAAAAGTCTTTCGCTGAGGATAAGAAGAAACTCAACCAGATGATTACGAACTTGAAGGACGCACTCGCGAACTATGAGATCGATAAAGTCCTAGGTAAGACTGCCGCTTAAAAGGAGAATTCGAATGGCAAACGCGAAGAAGAAAGCAGTTAAGAAAAAAACTGCTAAGAAAACGGGGAAAAAATCAACGTCAGGAAAGAAAGTTCCTTCTGCAAACGTTGTGTCTTCAACCAACAGCGGAGTCACCGTGGATATGACTCCAAAAAGTTCCGAAACGAAAGAGTAAGGAGGATACCGTGGCTAAGCAAAAGAAATCCGGAAATACCGCAACTGTGGATTTACCAGATAACAATTACAAAACCCGCGCCGACCTCACCCAAGCTGTAGCCCAGCTTGGGGAGATCAAACGGGAGAGGGATCGAATCAAAAGCAAAACCGACGACCAAATCAGCAAGCTTCAAATCGATCTTCAGGGAGAGATTATGCCTCTGGATCTACAGATCCAGCACATTGCGTCCGGGATAAAATTCTTTGTGGATAATCATAAGGAAGAACTCTTTCCGGATCCGGAATACAGGACGTGTAAACTGACTACGGGCGCTTTGAAACTCAGGAAGATCCCGGCATCGGTAAAAACGAGAGCTACCACAAAATTCTTCGAACGAATCCTTTCCGAAAATGGACTTTTGGAAAAGTTCAATGCGTTGGTTTCCAAATTAAGCGGTGTCTATCTCCGCGTAAAACTGGAGCTGAACAAGGAACAGATCCTCGCAGAACCATTGAAAGCAACTCAGAAGATTGGAGTGGAGTTAAATGAGGAATCCGAACGTTTATACATAACTCCGAGTGAAACGGACGTTGAAATCGAAGCAATTGACGAGGCGGCGTAATGAACGATTCCTCTTCAGAAGTGACTTACTCAAACTTGCTCTCCCGCGTGGAGAGCTTTTTGAAGGAAAGACAAAGACCTTACATCACCAAACCCGGAATGGAAACTCGAGCTTTGGGTCAATTCATGCTCGCAAACATTCCGGCGAAGAAAGTTCTCGAATTGATCGAGAAATTAATCGATATTCGCAGGCATCCAAAACTGAAATTGGAACCCATCTGGATAAGCGCGACTGAGAATGTTTCAGGCGCGTATTCCTATATGCAAATCATCGAGACTGTTCATTTCGCACTCTGGCCAGAAGCAGAAAAGAAAAAGGAAGAATCAAATTTAAAATCTCCAAGTCGCGGATGGAAAGGATTCTTAGAGTTTTCGAAACAATTGCAACGAGATCTTTGCCAGGAGATTCACGAGTTAGATGTCATTGAGAATTTGGAGTCCCATTCAATTCAAATTCCCCCTTGTTCGGAGAAAGCGAATATGTTTATCGGAAAGTTTTTTCATGAATCGGGTTGGACGATTACAAAAGGAGAAGTCAATGCAATCTAACTTCAAGGCGCAACTAAAAATTCAGTTAGAGGATTTAGAGTTTAACGACTTCACAGACTCGGTTCTTGAGGAATACGGTTCCGTGAATATTGCTACGATGACACTCTTCGTAAAAAAACGCTTAGGAATTTCACAAGCCACAATCGAAAAATTGAAAGAGGTCCGCAAAGGATGAAGAGATCGTTTACAGGACACATCGATTGTTATCCGGATGATTCGAGCGTTGGCGATGCTTTCTATTCAGCAGACGTAAGGGACACGATGATCTTAGGACGATGTAAACACGGTTATCACGGTGGTTATCCAGCCGGTTTTTTGGAAAGAGCGCGACTTCTTCTTGTCGGTGGTGATACGGAGGCCGCGATTTGGCACATTCCGGGTGGAAGAGCGAAAGAATATAATGGAGTTCGCGGTGGTGTGAATTTATCAGGTTTCGGAAAGAATGATCTTACAATCGATTTAGATCCGAAATGTAATCCAGATATTTGTATGGATGTACGATTCATAGATACTCATTTTTTTCCGGACGAAAATGGATCGTTAACTCATATTCCATCGAAAGCACAACTCGATTTATTCGAATCGGCTTCTGAAGAACGAAGACTGTTACGGAATTTATGCAAACCGAAAGCGATCATTGTAGATCGTCCATACGACGAAGAGAATGCCGACTGTTATGCTCCGGGAAGAAAGTTTCTTCCAAACCTAAATAAACTCCTTACCGATTGTTTAAATCTTGTCGATAAGGGAAATCTCGTCGGTGTCCTCGACTATAAATGGCCGAATCCCTCACCAAGAGCGATGTATGAAGAGGTGAATGTTGTCTCAGTAGGAACTGGTAGAGGATGCAATGCTCGTTGGTTTACGATTTGGAGAAAGCGATGATCCAGATGTATTCCGGAAGAATAATCTTTTTAGATGGTGAATTGTCGATCTCTCTTCCTTTCGCAATTCAAGCAAAATCAATTCAGCAAGCATTCGAACTATTGAAAATAAAGTATGAAATACATGAGAATCAAATCTTTGATTTGAAAATCACAAATCGTAAAGCCTTGAAAGATCACAAAGAAAGTTCTCTTCAAAAATATAAGGAGTCACTCTTAAAATAATGAGAACTGCTTGCGTGGAATTATCTACTAAAATTTTGTGTAGCACCATGAGAACCGATCTGAACCTCCCCCGAATGAG